CAGATCTGGTGAGGTACGGTGCGCCGCCCCTGTCTTCCGCGCCTGACGCCCACCATGCTTTTTCAAACGACACAAAACCTGAGTTTGTTTTCTTGGCGCTCTCTGGCACTTCGCCTTTGACCACCACTGCACTGGTGACTTGCTCTCCGTCCTCATCAAACCAATTAGGTATTGCCACCGATTCCAGCTCAACATAAACGGTATAAGCCATCTCAGCATCTTTGCTTTTGCGCTGAATGATCTCCATTGGCTTGCCGGGCTTGCTTGGGACAATGCTGATCTCAATATCCAATGCACCTCGCCATGCGCTTGAGCCTCGCGCACGGTGTTGGGCTTCTTCAGACACGCCCGTGTGGTGAACCAGAATGACTGTGCAGCCAAACTCTTGCATGAGCGCAGCGCAGGCGTCTAACATGGTCTTGGCGTCTTGTGCCGAGTTCTCATCACCCGCCATAAAACGGTGCAGGGTGTCCACGGTAATCACGTTTGGCTTGATCTTGAGCGCCCTGACTGCTTCCACCACCTTCAAATAACCCTCGGCAGTGTTCAGGTCTACGCCCGACTTGCTGACCCACATATTCAGGCTAGTGACATTGTTGTGGTGCTTCCATGCGGCTATACGTGACCGCAAGCCGTGGTGACCTTCGCCGGCGAGATACACCATATTTCCAGCTTTAACCTTATGGCCGAACCAGCTTGCTTTGCCGCTGGCAATGTGCAGCATCCAATCAAGGGTAACAAAGGTTTTACCGCCGCCACTTGGCCCATGCACCATGACTAAGGCTTGATCTTGTATCCAGTGCTTCACAAGCCACGATATAGGCGCTGGCTGCGCTGAAAATCCATCGGCAGGGATTAGGTAGTCTGTGACCATTGGCGGCTTTAAAAGCAGTGCCAAGTCATGTCCCGCTTGCACGTAATCATTAGCGTCACCCGGCACTGGCGGCATGGTCATGCGAACCCCAAATTTAGCACTTGCTTGCTCTGCATAGCGTTGGCCTACGCCACTTGCATCATTGTCGGCAACAATGCAAATGTCCAATGTTGGGTGTGCGGCTTTGAGGATTCCCGTCACAGGCACTAAGTTGCTGGCGCTGTACGCCACAGCGCAGGGTTTGCCCGTTACCTCTGAAATGGTGGCTGCAGTGGCAAAGCCTTCGGCAATGTAGAGTGTGTCGGCTTCATCCATGCTACCTACCAGCCAGAACATAGAGCCGGTCTGTCCACCAGGGTGATATTTTTTGTCGCCATCAGCGGCAATGTACTGAATGCTTGACAGTTCACCGTCTGAGTTATATAGAGGCACCATCAAGCGGCCATCGCCTGTAATTCGTGCGCCATGCGTCTTAATGACCTTGCGCTGTAGGTAAGGATGTTCTGGGCTTGCGGCCCCTGCTTGCGACCAGATTAAATCTACTGTCTGCGCTGCCACTTCGCGGGTCTTGGCCTGCTCGGCATCGCGCTGGGCCTTGGCCTCTGACAGTCTGCGAGACTGTGCCATTTCTTCGGCCACCGTCAGACTTCGCCCTATGTCTGCCTTCCAAGTAAGTTCTACGCCTGACCTCCAGCAACCAAAGCGCCCTGCCGGTATGCCGTCATTAAAAATAATGTACCAACCCGGCTTATCGTGGCCTTTTTCGCCCTTGGTGCCTGAGTTAAATCGGTGCAACTTGCCGTCAAGATGCAACACATCTGGGGGCTTAAGACCCACGCTTAGCATGGAGTCTTTAAGTTGTATTTCAGGGGCGTCTACGTGCTTTTCTGGCGGTGGTGACCAAGGGCCACCGAGGATGCTTGAGAGGTCTGCCATTTGTTTTTCACTTGTTGTTAAAAAGTTGTTGACACTGTAGCACGAACTTGTGATATACTGCAAGCACGCTTCGAACTGAGTCCAGACGGAAGCGCAAACAGTAAGGAGAAAGCCACATGGCTATATCGTTAAAACGTACCGGCGGCCTCAGTGCCAACGGTGTCAAATTGCTTGTCTACGGACAGGCTGGTGCGGGTAAGACAAGTCTAATCAAGACATTGCCAAGCCCCGTTGTATTGTCTGCTGAGGGTGGATTGTTGTCCATTCAGGACGCCGACCTACCTTACTTGGAGATTACAAGCATGGATGACCTGCGGGAAGCCTATTCTTGGGTGCTGGAGTCTGAGTACAAGTCGGTGGCGCTGGACAGCATCAGCGAGATTGCTGAAGTCTGCCTGAACCACGAGAAGAAGGTCAACAAAGACCCGCGCGCTGCCTATGGTGCGATGCAGGAACAGATGGCCGACATTATTCGTGCATTCCGCGACATTCCAGGGCGCCATGTGCTTATGACTGCCAAGCTGGAGAAAACCCAAGACGAGATGGGGCGTGTGCTGTATAGCCCTTCAATGCCAGGCAACAAGACCGGCCAAGCATTGCCGTACTTCTTTGACGAAGTGCTGGCGCTGCGGGTTGAGAAAGATGCAGAGGGCAACACCCAACGCGCCTTGATGTGCGATAGCGATGGCCTGTGGCTTGCCAAAGATAGGTCAGGCAAATTGGGTGCGTGGGAAGCACCTGACTTGGGCGAAATTATTGCCAAGATTGGTGGTTTGGCATGAAAATCAAAACCACAATCCACATTTATTTTTCCAAGTATTCATGGGAGAAGCAAGGCGAATATCTTGTGCTTTACGCCAAGATAGACGACAGCGAACATCAAAATTACGTTTGTTCGCAAGAGATTGAAATTGAAGTCCCTGAAAACTTTGACCCTCGCGCTCAAAAAATTGCTGCGCTGGAAAAGCAAAAGCAAAAAGCAATGGCCGACTACCAAAAGTCTGTCACCGACATCAACGAGCGCATCAGCAAATTGACTGCACTGGAGTACACAGTATGACCACCCTATATCAACGCTGGCTTGACGCCAAGAAACTTGAAGCCACTGCCGTGGCCGAGCGCCGTGAACTCGAAGACCAGATGGCCGTGCAGTTTGCTATCCCGAAGGACTTGGACGGCACCATCAAGCAAGAATTAGACGGCTACACCATCCGGATGGAAGGTCGAATCAACAAGAAGATTGACGCCGACAAGTTGCAGATGCTGGCCGCAGAGGCTGGTCTGTCTGAACATCTGTCCAGCCTATTTCGCTGGAAACCCGAGATCAATGCAAAGGCATGGGGTGCGGCATCTAGTGTCGTGACTCAGCCCTTGCTTGGTGCCATCACGTCCACCCCTGGGCGTCCCACTTTCACCATCAACAAGGACTAATCATCATGGCTTTCCTCGACGAAGAATTTAGCGTTGACTCGCTGCCCGTTGGAACCAACAACTTTGAGCCACTGCCCGATGGCTGGTACAACGCCGCCATCACTGGCGCTGAGATCAAGGCTACCAAGGCTGGTGACGGCAAGTTTATTGCTTGCAAGTACACCATCACAGGCCCAACGCACCAAGGGCGCGTGGTGTTTGGCAACCTTAACATCAAGAACGCCAGCACCAAGGCCGAGGAGATCGGACGCCAGCAGCTTGGCGAGATCATGCGAGCCATTGGTTTGGGCAAGGTGTCAGACACTGACCAACTGATTGGCGGCAACTTGGGCATCAAATTGTCACTGAAGACGGGCGAGTATGCAGGCAATGAGGTTAAGGGGTTCAGGGCTTTGAGTAACCCTGCACAGGGTGTTATTTTCAAAGCACCGGCACCGGCTGCTGCCGCACCTACTGCACCTGCCAAGGCTGCACCACCTTGGGCTAAGAAATAAGCAAAAAAGACCCCGCTTTTAACGGCGGGGTCAACTACTCAACAGGAGAGAACCATGCAGATTCCCGAACCAGAGATTACCATAACTTCCCTGATTGACGCCGCCCATGAGGCACGTTTAGAGCAGCCCCGTGCTCACATGGGGGCCAGCACTTTAGGCCACCATTGTGAGCGCTGGATGTGGCTTTCGTTCCGGTGGGCGGTGCAAGAACAATTCAAAGGACGGATACTGCGATTGTTTCGCCGTGGCAACAATGAGGAGGCCACCATTGTCAGTGACCTTCGGGCTATTGGAATGAGCGTTACCGGCACCCAGCACCAAGTAAATTTTGGTAGCCATGTTAGGGGAAGCCTTGACGGTATCGGGAAAGGCGTACCTGGTGCGCCAAAGACTGAACACGTTTTGGAGTTTAAAACCCATAGCCTAAAGTCGTTCAACGACTTGGAGAAAAATGGCGTGGCAAAGAGTAAGCCCATGCACTTTACACAGTGCCAAGTGTACATGCACGGCACTGACCTGAACCGTGCCTTGTACGTGGCTATCTGCAAGGACGATGACCGCATTTACACCGAGCGGCTAGAGTATGACCGCGACCATGCTTTAAAAGCCATTGCCAAAGGTCAACGGCTGGCGCTGACCGACCGCCTGCCACCACCCATTAGCACCGACCCGACATGGTTTGAATGTCGCCAATGCGCGGCGCACGATATGTGTCACGGCAGCAAGACCACCAAACAAGTGAACTGCCGCACCTGCGCCCATGTCACGCCATTGTCTGATAGCACATGGCACTGCGCTAAGTGGGACGCCATCGTGCCGACTGACGCGCAGTATGAGGGTTGCGAGAGCCATGTCCTGCATCCCGACCTAGTGCCCTGGAAGCGCCTGGAAGGGCCGTCTGATTGGGTGGCAGTCTATGAGATTAATGGGCAGGGCTTGGCTAATGGTGAGCCAGGTGAGGGCGTGTACGGTAGCAAAGAACTATTGGCCAATGCTGCGGCTTGTGTGGCTGGTGATCCTATGGTGATGGCGTTGCGGAAAGAGTGGGATGGGAGGGTGGTGGCATGAATCTAAAAAACATAAGCAAAATTATTTCTAGGCAAGAGCTTTCAGAAATGACTAATCAATTATTGGCTGGCGAATATGGTGATCCAACAGTAGATAAATTAATGGATGATTATTTAAATTTAAAAAGATGGAAT